CACACCTACTATCCTAAAGAATCCAACCAGACCGCCGGGCAGCCAACAGCTCATTTGCGCTGAGATGACCTGCTGAGGATTTGTACTCTCTGCGCTATTGTATAGGGCCCGCTGAGTGTTGGTCAGCCCTCGCACCACTGTCGCCTCGCCTAGCCGGCTTATCATGGGCACAGGCATGCCCAGCTGCGCGGCCATCACGGCGCGCTCGGTATCGCGTCGGCGTCCGCAGCCGCGCAGGCCCAGTTCTATCAGCCAGGATGGAGGCTCAGGCACTGGCCCCTCCCGGACGCGCAATGCTGGGCTCAGATGCTCTGTGAATGCGTCACGTATCTCCCGGTCGAAGAACCGAGCGAAAGTGTCCCGACGCAGATCCACCACTATACCTGGTGGCAATTGCCCGCGCCACTTCCGCCTCAACATCGCCATGTAGTCCTCAGTGCTCTCGATGGGTGGCACCTGCGCAACCATCTCATCAATCACGGTTCCAGGCTTCCACTCTTTCTCGATGCCACTACCACCAAAGAGTGGAGTAGCATTGAGCCGCTGGCGCCATTCGGTCGTCTGGCACAGCCAATTGCAGCACCCTATCGCCAGTCGCTGTGCCACAGCTGCCGGCAGCCCGCGGCGCACCAGGCCACTGCAGCTACCAGCGCATTCTTCTGGGATGCGCCAGGGTGCATAGTAACTCCGCTTGTACCAACTCCCCGATACCATATTGACCACCGCAGGGGGCAATGGTTGTGTCGGTATGCGCCCGAGTCCTCCATGAGTGCTGAAGTTGTACTGCAACAGCTCGGCGTATTCCGATGACACCAGTTGTTTGCGCGGCTGCCAGTCAAAGCCGCATAGGCGAAGCTCCTCAGCGTAGAGCAATGCATTCCCCCAGCTTATGCCGATGATTGCTTCGTCGTCTCCGCAGATCCGCTCCAATATCGGTGCAGTGATGCCGTTGCCATCTTGGCGCAGCAATTCATACGTCGTCCGCATATACATAAGGTGCAACAGCGTGTTGTCACGTGCCGTGTCGCGCTCGCCACTCGACAGCCCCTGGCGCACCACACCAGCATGGTGTTCGCCCACGCGCAGCGAGTGGTTGAAGTGCGCTAATGCCATCCAGTGAGCGCTGTGTGCCCGGTGGTCGGCATGCTGATTGTGCCAAATCAATCCAAGCATGTGGTTGAGCAACGCCTGTGTCCGCACGTGATGCTGCTTGTTGAAGTCGCTGTAGTCAATGCACAGCACGAGGTCTGTATGACTACAAGCAGACATAGCTTTCATCGTTTCTACGATATCATACGGCGTCTGGCGCATAATGACACTCCGTTCAATTTGGTACTTCTCCAGCTGGCTGCTTGCGTGGGCACCCATCAAATAGCTTGCGTCGTCCGCCGCCCACAGAGCCCGCCGCTTAAGGCCGGGCTCATTCTTGGTCGATAAACGCGACTCCATCGCCGGAGTACCATTCCACACGCGCATG